AGGTTTCAAGAGACTTACACGCTTCAAGTGAGTGTAAAATTGAGATTGAATTACGAGTGGTAAGTAACTCTTCTAATTTACCAGTACATGTAATTACCCTAACTAAGCAAGGGTATCTTTCAGATGCAAGTTCTATTTATTATACTGTCTACAGCAAGCCTTTCTATAGAGGTAATGTTAAGTCAGATTTAGTTAGTGGTCGGACTACTTATTTTATTACAGTTTCAGATTTGGAAACCGTTGTTTTAGGTGATAATTTAAAACCTGACGTTTTCAAAGCGTTTAGTTTGGGTTTACCTTCATTGTTAGACTTTTTGTTTACAAGTTGTGGTCTTAACTTGCATGGAGTAAAATAGAGACTTGAGACTAGTTAGTTATTTGAGGGGGTTGTAGAATATGTTGAATGAAAAGGAATTTTGCCTTCTTCGATTAGGTTTTGACACTTTAATTCAAGACTTTTTGAGTAGTAAAGTGTTGAATAAACACTTACCAAAAATGCCTATGACAAGTGAAGGTAAGATTATAGGTTCTATTTATAACGATATTATGAGACGTAATCCGAATCTTCATTTACGATTCTACAATAGGAGTAAACGGATGGTCTTTCAGTTAATTGTTACAAATTACCTAGATGTTTTAACTTCTCCGACTGAGCCTTATATTGTTTATGTAGAAGCAAATCATTACGATTCAAGTGGTGAGATTACTGAGGTCAACCACTTTGAAGTTTCTCCTAATGGAAGACTTGCAGACTTAGTTGGTTTGTTAGAGTTCATGAAGTACAATTATTTGGAGAACACCCTTTTGCGGTATCTTCATGAACTTTACCCAAGTTTAAAGGAGATGTGAGGTTTATAATTTGACTAAAAGACAATCAAAAGAAGAAAAACTAGCTAGAATAGCTGAAAGACTACTACGGTTGTACTTCCAACTTTCTCTAAGTTTTCAAAAGAGAAAACCATTTGAAATTCCATTCAAGTTAAAAGAAAATGAAAACTACAATGGTCTTATAGAGTTCAGCAGAACTGAGACCTCAATAACTTTCGGTATCACTTTATTAACTTCAACTGGTGCACCTTTACACCGTTTTGAGGTTAGTCATATTCTAGAAACATCTGAGAACCCATTTAGTTATTGTGCCTTTACAAGTTTATCTTACAAAAGAGGTCAAGCTTTAGAGAATTTGAAAGTAGGTTTTACAAACCAAATCCCGTTTAAATCTTACATTCGTCAAATGGTTTTGACAAGTTGTAAGAGAGATAATATACTTACACCATTAGTTGCTTGTTTGGAGCGAGCGGTTGGTTTGATTGAGTATGAGAAGAATTTTAGTGATTGAGAGGTATTGTTTATGGTAGCAAAACAAGAGAAACAAGAAGTATGTATTAGGAGTTTAGAGAAGTTGGCTGTTTATGTTCGTAAACTGCGGAATTTTGAGTTTAAAAGAAACTATATTGGTTCTCCCCAGTATGAACTTGTATTGAATGTAACTTCTACACATTCATTAAACGTTATACTTACTGAGCCACATAAAGGAAACAATGAGTCTGGGGAGATAAGTGTTGAAGTTGTAAGTAACACTTCTAATCTTATTCAACATCGCATTTGGTTAGCTATTGAACCTTCAGCTAACTCAGATACTTATTTTGGTTATAGTAGTCCTTTCTTTAGAGGAAAACCTAAAGAGTGGGAAAGAGTAGGTTCTATGTCTAGTGATATTTCAGCTTTATTTGCACCTAGACTCATTACCGAGGGTATCCAATCTAATGCAGTTTTAAACGTGTTTTATTTAGGTTTACCAGAGTTTTTGAATAAAGTTAAGAAACTTCCTGATTTAAGGTTTGAATAAGATAAAGGTCACGATTTAAGTAAATGAGGTTTAAAATATGTCTTATAAAGATAGAACACAATTAGTAGAAGTTTTGGATAATATGATTAGAGGTTTACACATTCAATCGACTGTGTTTCAGGAAGTTCCTCCTATGGTTGAGGTAAATGATCGTTTAACTTTTGGATGGGGTATCACTGAGAATTATACAAATTTATCTATTTCTTTTACTCTATACACGCGTAAACGTTGGAAACAACATTGTAGTTTAATTATTGGTTTACAAATGATTGAAACTGGGGACTTGTTGTATAGTTTTAAAGCGTTTAAGTATGATGTAGGTGGGAGAAGTTCTAGTGTTGTAGATGTTACATCCATAAACTATACGAAAGAGTTTAGTCGTTCTGATATTGTAGAAATAGTTAACTCTTTAACTGATGAGCAGGTTTTAGCTTACTTAGAAGGTTTGCAGTACATGAAGTTTATGTAACTGTTTAGTTAGTTGATTAAATAAAATGAGGTTGACATTATGGGTGTTCGAGTTTCAAGAGCAGAAAAGTTAGATTTTTGCTTACAGGCATTAGATAAGTTATATAAACAGTTAGATAAGCATTTTGATACGTTTATGGGATATGATATTCAGTTTAGTGCTGAAGGTAATTCTTTATACAATGTAGAATTTTCAAATATGTTTATGCCTTTGGAGAATACATTATTGGTTGATTTAAACTTTGATATTTATCGGAAAGGCACTAATACTTTAGTACATCGTTTAACTTTAAGTGAAGAAGCGGTATCTTCAAGTACGCATGTAAATGGTACGGGCATTGATTTTTCTCCTAGTTTCATAGGTTTGAGTGTTCCTTGTTATAGAGGGAGACCACAAAATCATTTAGCTAAGCAAATTAGTGTTACTGATGTTAAATACTCTGAATTGATGGTTTTACTGAGTGCTATTCAGAAATCTGAGGTGCTTGATGCTTTTTATAAAGGTTTACCTAAATTGTTTACAAATATTCATGATTTTTGCGAGGTATAGAGATGACTTTAACGAAAAATAGACAAGCATTAAATGATTATTTAGTAAATTTTCTTCGTAAAGAGTGGGAGAAAGCTCCTTACACAACAGGTATAGTTTTTGACACTTCTCTTGTGTATGAGTTTCGATTTCTTAGAGATGGTTCTGAGATTGAAATGTCTTTATATACTTACAATGTAGGTAGAGAGCATGTTTTGAACTTTGACCTTGAAGATGGTTTTGTTTACTGCAGAAGTATTCGTAAAGGTTATACTAAAGATGGCGAATACCAAGAAGTTCGATTTAAGTTAGATTTTGAAGAATTTAAAACTAAGAACTTAAGTAAATTTGAAGATTTGATTGAATTTATCAGTTCTGATGAAATGGCGCGTGTGCTTTTAAATGCTTTGAAAGAGTTAATGGTGGGAGTAGATTGATGAATTTAACCTTTGAAGAGCTACGTCGCTTTGGAACAGTAATTAACGGTTTATTGGAAGAGTTACCTAAGCTTAAACATCATAAAGATGAGAAACTTCCTTTAAATAATCAGAAATATACTTACTCTTATATTCAAGATGTAAACCGACTCTACATTAGCTTATATTGTAATGGTCAGGACGCTTATTATTTTTACATTGAGTTGGCTTCTGATTCTGATACTTATGTGCTGAGGGGTTGGTCTTACCTTAAAGGTAAACCAGACAATTCAAACACATTTACAGTATTTGTAAACGTGTCAGATAAGTGTATCACGTGGGGAGATTTAGACCTTATTATTGATTCTATTTCCTCTAAAGAGCGCTTTGTAAATCTATATACTACTCTGTGCTTAGTAGATCAAACAAATACGTTTCTTACTTGGAAAGATTGAGGTTTTGTATGGATTCAAAAGATGGTTTATTAGTGTTATCAGATGGGACTACTTTTCCATACAATCCTTACATTTTCAACAGAGACTCGGTAATTTCTTGGTCTATTCGAGACGGTAAATGGACTTTAACTGAGGAACTTCTCTTGCACTTAGTTCCTTTACTGAGTGTAGTAGAAGTTAATTTTGTAGGGAAGAGTCAAGTTGTTGTTAAAAGCACAGAAAACTTTTATGTAGAAGTGAAGTTTACAGAGAAGATGGTTACTTCAGTTAGGGTTATTCAATTCTTCAAATGTAAAAATCAAGGTTTTGAGTTAGTGCTTTATAATACTATGAGAGGGTATCTTTCATGTGATGAACTTCCAATTTCAGTTGAAGAAAAAGTTTCAATTCCGTTATCCCAATTAGAAATGGAATTGGGTGCTTTGGTTTCGGTTATGTTGACTAAGTTTTATGGGTTTAAGTTTGAGATGGATTTAGATTAGAGAGTGATGGGTTGATTGAAGATGAACTTAGAGAGTAAATTAGATTTATTAGCAGAATTACTTTACCATTTACACAAACTGCATATTTCAGAAGTTGAACGGTACAGTAAATTTAAAGTTTCTGATACAACTTGGTTTCAAGTAAGGGACACTCCTTGGAACTATCTTGAGATTGAGGTGTATACTGAGAAGAAAAGACATACAATTTCTTTCGATGCTTACGATTATAACCTTAGTCAGTTGAATGGCTGGCGTGTTCAGAGCTTAAGCGCACCTCAAGTTATTTCTTTTGGGGAAATAGAGGTTGATAAGGTTAGATATGAACATCTTTCACCTTCTATCATTCGACAATATATTGAGAATATACCAACTGTAGCTTTTGTAGATGATTACATCAAAGGTTTGAAGATTTTGTTGGCTTATAGTGATAATTAAGAGGTGTTATGAGCAGTTTAGAATTAACAGTCGCTTCTTTCTTTACAGGAGTTAGCGGTATCCCAAGTCAAAGTCGCGTAGTAGCTTTTAGAGATGCGTTATATCTAAATTTAAGAAGTTTTGTTTATTGGGAAGATTAGATAGAGAGGTTGTTTTTATGTTTAAAGGTTCAAGGGGAGTTCGTCTTCTATATAAAAAGAAAGATTGTGGTTATGACTATATTCAACCAGTGATTTTACCAAGTGGTGAGAAGATTTTAGTCTATGGGAACACTTTGGAAGGTTGTCCTATAGCTACAACTGCTGAAGTGGAATTAAAACGTGTGAGTGATTTAGTTTGTGCTCAAAATAGACTTGTAGAGATTGACAGGTATCAACCTATGCACGTTGTTCCTAATTGGGAAACTTTATGTGGTTATTCTGAGTTCTTTGAAGATTAAGCGGAGGTTGTAGATGGTTTTCAAAAGTAAAATAAAAGAGGAATTACTACAAGAACTTAAAAACTTCATCTTTTGGTATCGGTCTCAACTCGCAAATGATTTAGTAGGACCTGTATATATTGACGAACCTTTAACCCGTCAAACAGTAGCTAGTGTAACGGTTTATAATGACTTTTCTGTATCTGTAGGTTTAACTGACCCTAAAGAAAATCCGTTATTTGAGTTTGAGATTGATTTTGTGACTACTCTCAATTCAGAGTATGTAATCCTTAAATACAGTAATGAAGATAGTTTGGGACACAGTGTAAACTTGCCACTAACAGACATTGAGAGTATTGATTGTTTCCTAGTTCAAGCTATTAAATCTATGTCGTCTGAGTCTTATGTAAAGCATTTTCTAACTGTGTTTAAAAACCACATCCGTAAGTGGTTAGTATTTTAAACTTAAAGAGGTAATATTTTATGGAAAACAACGTAACTTCCACACGTGGAATTAGATTAAAATACAAAGATAGTTATGTTCAAGCAGTCATTCTTCCAGACGGTCGTAAGTTAGTGATTACAGGTAGCACTTACGGTATGGGTGCGCCTTTGTCGCCTATGTCTGAGATTGGAGTAGCTAAGAAGTCTGATTTGAAGTGGATAGTGAATGATTTGCTTAACTATGGGTATCAAGAAATTGACGGTTCTCGTTTTTACGATGAATTGAGAGCTTTCAATTCAACCATGCCTTGGAACTAGAAAGAAAATAGGAGATAATATGAACAACATTGCATTAACATTTAAAACAACGTGGGGTTGGGAGTTTGTACAGTTTGTAACTCTCAAAGACGGTCGTCAGTTTGCAATTCAAGGTCAAACGGGTTCAGGTTGGGCGATAGGGCCAGCTTACACGATTGATGTTAAGAAGAAGTCAGATTTAACTTCTCTATTAAAACAAGCAGTTAATCGAGGTTATATTCTAAAGGACAATTATACTGACCGACAAGAATTAACTTCTTATGCACGTTTAGTATAAGAGGGGTTGTGAGTTATGGTTAGAAAATTTAAAGTAGGTCAAAAAGTTAAAATCAATCCGGTATCTGATATTGAAAAAGAAGATTATCCTTGGGGTTGGGTTGATGAGATGGATGCGTATGTAGGACAAGTAGTTACAATCTCAGGGATTGTATCTGAGGAGTACCCAGTTATAGATGAAGAAGCTTGGGGTCACAGAGGTACACCAGACTGTTACACGGTTGAGGAAAATACTTGGACTTGGGATGCTAGTAATTTATCTTTAGTTGATGAGGGTTCTACATCGATGCGCAGATTTGCCTTATACCATTCCGGTTCTGACCAATACATTTCTTACTTGCAGTACAACCGTAAAACAAAGAGATATGATATGGAGTTCACACGTGACTTGCACTCTATTCGCTTTTGGAAAATGAAAGCAAGCGCAGAAGCACAAGCACAGAGAGTATTTGACTGGAACAGAGGGCTTGCTTTAGAAGTTGTAGAAATTAAATAAAAAGGTTATTTTATGACAAAACATAACTATGAAGTTCTTAAAACAGTGATACAACCTTACTACAAGTATAAGCAAGATGTTTACAAAAAGCTCAAAGACTTGGTAGTGCAGGTACTCGATGAGTTTGGGTATTTTGAAATGACTGGTAGAAGTAAAACCTTGAGAGGTCTCTATTTCGGAAATGATGCTGTTGGCGTTCCCGGAGCAGTTTATGTTTACTTAGCTGATGGTAGTTGTCTCTTCGGTATTGAAGGTACTCGAATTTCAAGTGGATTAACACTTAGAGATTCTTTAACTCCGAAAGAGCATGAAACCGTAACGAAGTGTTTAGCATCGCTTTTCAAACACAAAGGCGACCGTACTATTCCAGCTTACTTAGAGTCTCGAGTATGTTATTGGGAGGTCAACGAGGACTATTGTGAGTTTATTAGTTACAATGGGTTGCGGTATCTTAACAAAGATTGAGGTTTTTCTTGACATTACAAGAGTTTTCTGCTAAACTAAATAAGGTCAAAAGTGGAAACTTGGTTTATTAGGCTTACAACTAAAGAGAGTTGTAGGTCTGCATAAGCTAAGATTAGTTTATTTCATTATATTTTATTTCATGCACACTGAACCTTAGTTTAAAAATAAAATTTTTTAAATTAAAGGAGGATTTATCAAATGGATAAATCACAACAGTACACACTTCGTAGGTTCACACACCTAACCTCTTTATTTCCAACTTCAACTTCTGTTCGTAGACCCTCGGTTTTCGGTAGGTTCGACCAACCTGTTTCGAGTGATAATTTTCCTAAACAGAAACACAATCCATCGGTTACTAAACCTGTTTACATTATGGAGAAAGACGGTCGCACTTACTTCTCTAAGAGCTACACTCGGTTTGGTATTTTAGGAACGAAAGTCGTTTTCGGACAATCAAACGACCCTTTTACTGATGATGTTGCGTTTTTAGTTCACGATTTTTCACAAGGTAACGAACCTTTAGTTGTAGAAAACGCACAACCACTTACTTGGTGGGGTATCCGAGGTTTGATTATTCTCAACAATTTGAGAAGTTTAGTTTCTCCAGTATTTGCAGTGCTTGGTTTCTTGGGTCGAGTAATAGGAACTCGTGGATTTGAAGATTTAATTGTACTCTATGCTTTAGGTTACTTGTTCAATTACTTCCTTGGTTTAAATGAAGTTTTAGCTTGGATTTTCGGTATCCTTTTTGGTTTGAATTTATTTGTCAACTTATGTAATAAGTTGAAGTGGTTAAGAGCCATTGCTTTCTTCCAATACTACATTCTTCGTAGAGCTAGAAGATTTGAGGAAACAGTAGATAGACCATATAACTTCTACTTCAGTTTGAGCAAAATTCCTTTACAAACACCTAATACGGTGCATGCTTTCCCTTACCAACCCTCATCATCAATGGATAACCAGTTAAATGTTTTTGCTTTGGTAGAACAACTGTTCCATACGGTAGATAGACACTCTTACCCTTACAAAGCTACAAAAGAAGACTATGTAAAAGCTCTCTTAGACTTTGAAGCAGGTTACACTTATCTAGGTTTGTCAGATTGGTCTTCGTTATCTCGTGTTTTTGAACAAGCTATTCAGTCACGAGACTCTGAGTTATTTGTGGACTTCTTACAATACTTAGGGGTTTCTCAGGATAATGAAAACTACCACACTTATTTAGCAAATCTAAGACGAATTGCAGGCTACAAGAAAACAGACGATTAGAAAGAGAGGTGGTTTGTTTTGAAATTTAGAACACGACATACCTCAGCAAAATCTTCTGACCTCTTAGCAGTTCGGTTAGATGAAGTCCTACAAGATGTTGTAGATAGAGGGGGTATTCCAGATTTGTCTAGCCTTGCAATAACTTACACTCCCAACAGAATTGAAGGAGAACAAGGGTATATCAACGCTTATATTATTTACAAGGTTGAAGAATAAACTAAAGGTTAAGTATTTGATTTGTCTCGGTTTTCCACTTGACAAATCGGATACTTTTTAGTATAATAAAAACAATTAAAGATTGAGGTGAAATATGTTAGAATTACATACAACAACTGCAAATACCTTCGCAATTCCCCAAACGGTATCTGAGGTGGTAACAAACACTCTTGTTAATGAGGGTTTGAGTTTGTTGAAAGTTGAGAGTGGTGGTCTCAATAACGATACACAAATTTATTATTTTTCAAATAATATTGGTCATTTACTTCCCTATAAACCTAGTGAAACCCCGGACTTTAATGTAAAATTAGTATTTCTACGTCGTGAGATTATGGACATTGATGAACGAGTTAATGGTCAAGAGTTATCCATCTTCGGTATCGAGCACTTCGTAGTTTCTCAAACGTATACAGATAATAAGTCTGCTACAACAAGTTTCTTGGATACTCTTTATGGACAGTTGCACCATGAGGTTCTTGCTGAGTTCTTTATTTACAAAAACACTTTATATTTATCACAAGACGCCCTAATCGAAGATTATTTGGCAAACAATCAAAAGTAAAGTGAATAACTCTCAGAAGTCCCAGATTGCCTCAGATTCGATTTTAAACTTTATTTCGATAACTTATAACTTGAGAAGTTAAAATGGAACAGAGAGCATTTTAGAGGTCTTAAATCGGAAAGGAGAAGAAAATGATTGGTTCATTTATTGAGATAGAGGTTGTAACTAAAGGTGGAGAAACTTTTACTGAGATTCATGAAATCCTCCAATTCGGTTGGAGTGACTATTACAACTGCCAAGTCGCAGTAGTCGATAAAGACTCTCCTACCTATTTCGCTTACCCTTCTGGTATCCGTTTACTTTCCCTAAATTGGGAGAGTCCGATAGCAAGTGCCAAAGTTATTTCTTGGATTGACCCTTATCAACAATATCGATACGACTTACTCTTCTTCGATTAAACCTTATAAAACCCTTAACTTTCAAGGGTTTTTGTGATAAAATAAAAGAAATTTAGATAGGTGGTTTAGACAGTAAATGACTAAAAAATATGTTGAAAATGAAGAGTTGGTAAACCCTTCTCGTTACACTCAGAATAAGATTGAATCTTGGGATTTCTCATTGTATTCTTGTTTCCCCCACATGATTGCTACGGTAACAGAATACGTTATCAGATACAAACACAAAGGTGGCATCCAAGATTTAGAGAAAGCTCGAATTTGGTTAAATAAGGCAAAAGACTCTTACAAGTACCTAGCTTTGTGTACTCCTAAATTAAGTGTTTCAGAATACCGAGAATTGGCTCCAAAAGTCAATGAAGAGAACTTTTCTGATTTATCAATCGAACAACTCGGTATCCTCAGAACGGCTCAAACGTTGACAATGAGCTTAGACAATGAGCATATTTTCAAAGAGTGTATTGCTATTATTGACAAGTATTTAGAGTTGTTGATTGATATGGAGAAAGAGGTACTTTGATGTTTCTAGCTTTTATTCAATATATAGTTGCTCTTGTTTACTGCATGCATGGGTTTGCTCTAGCTTTTAGTTTACTTGTACGGAGAGATGCTTTGCCTGAGTTGGGTTTAAGTGTGCGTTCAGTTTCACTTTGGTTACTTACCTTTGTTCTTTATACAGTCTTACTTACTTTTATCCTTTTATTTGTAAGTCAAATCGGTGTATCAAACTTAGTTTTTTTTT